TCATTTTTTCCAGAGGCGGTCGAACTCCGCCTTCGCAAAATAAGCGGAAGCCTGGCGAAGGATATCGTTACTGCGGCGCAGTTCACGATTTTCACGCTCCAGCTCTTTCAGACGCTGACGTTCAGCGGTGGTGAGCCCTCCATCACCGCCCCCGGTATCCCGCTCATGCTGGCGAACCCAGACACGCAGAGTCTCCGGCGTACAGCCAATCTTTGGGGCAATGGAACAAATTGTCGCCCATTGTGAGTCATATTCGCCCTGACTTTCCAGAACCATACGGACTGCCCGTTGACGGACTTCGGGGGAAAAACGAGTATTTTTAGTCATCCTGTTTACCTCTTTCTCAGGAAGTTTAGTCTCCAGGATTCCCGGGGCGGTTCACGTTGGGTTTTTCTGCTCATTATTAGCTCCTTCTGATGCCATTCTATTTCAGGAAGGAGTGTCCGTTAAACTCAGGCTACCTCAACTCTCTTTTCAATAGGGTCAAGGTTTTTCATCCCGCCAAGATCTTCTGCCACCTGTTTGAGCATTGACCTTGTTGATGGCGCATCAATTTTTGCACCTGCAGGCATCGCCTTTTCAACATTGCGATAAAGCTGGTCGCTTCGTTTCATCAGCGCAGACATTCTTCCATTGACCGTATCAATAAACTTGTCGCTCATACCAAGAGCATCTTTTGCACCGGAAACGCGATCAATTATCTCACCCGCGCCCTGTGCTAGCTGCCTGATTGCTTCATTTTCCTGCACCTGTAGAGCAGAACCCGCACGGGACTTGATTGCTTGCTCAACTGCCTTGTATTGCTCGTTCCCGGAAAAGTGTGAAGGGAGTAATGAATCAACATTAAGCCTTTCAGCAGACTCCAGAACTTCAGCCTGAGGATTGATATCTAGTTCATCAAGCGATGAAGCGAGATTTGGCCTTTTTTGTGCTGCTACTGTGCGAACGACTTCCTCTGGGTTCTTCGTCGCAGGCGTCATTGGTACACCTTGTGCTACTCTTGCCTCTGCGGCATGAACCGCAGGATTTGTTGCTGCAGCGGCATCACCGGAGAATGGTGATGTTTCTGTTGGCGCAGTGGTCGCTCTCTGTGCAGATGTTTTATTGCCACTAATTATATTTGATGCACCACGAACACCACGGGTAACGCCATTTATCAGGCCATGCGTAGCAATGCTAAGTCCGGCATTAATAGCGGCATTTTCGGCAAAATCACCCCGTTGATTCGCCGCGTCAGCGAGAGAACCAATGACCATGTTTCCAGCTACACCTGCTCCAGGAACAAGATAACCGCCTATTGACTCTCCAGCTTGCGCGTAGGGGTCTGTCGGTCTGTCTACTGGACGATAAACATCATCCAATACTTTTGGCCCCCCAAGCCCCTGACTGATTGCATTAATCAGACTTGCGCCACCCTGCAATACGTCAAATGGTATGTTTACCAGACCACGACCAGCCTGTTCTGCAATTTGCCCTGCACTTTGACCACCAGTGAGCCAATCGCCAGCTTGTTGCATCAATGATGGTTCTTCCCGTGTTGGTGCATTATTGGCCTGATTAACTGTTTGTTGCTGAACAGGTTTCGGTGCGACAGAACTTACGGGTTGAGGTGGCTGCTGACTGGCTGCCTGCTGCTCAATCTGAGCAAATGGATTATTTGGGTCTGACTGCACACCTGATGCCGATACTTGTTCGGATGACTGTACTTCCAGTTGTGCAAACGGGTTGTTAGGGTCTTGCTGAGGATGTACCTTTGCAGAGGTGGCGCGCTGTTCGACTGTTGAGTCTGTCACCGGGTCACCAGCCCATTGAGCAAAGCGATCATCAACGTAACCGCGGCCTTCAGGTCCTGGCGTATATTCACCACGCTTTGCCTTCATAACGTTGCCGGGACCGTCGTGATAAGCCTGAAGAGCGTCACGCCAGTTACCAAACTGCTGGTACATCTTTGCCAGATAGCGCGCGCCAGCGTCAGCCTGATATTCGGGGTTTTGCATTTGCTCATCGGTATAACCCATATCACGCCATGTCCCAGGCATGACCTGAGTCAATCCTACAGCCCCGGCGGAGCTTACTGCGGCAGGGTTGTAAGAAGACTCCTTGGCACCCAGTGCAGTCATCAACCCTTCTGGCACACCGTAACGTGCGCCAGCCTGCTCTAACAAATCACGGTAATTAGCCATTTACTGCCCCAAAGATGGAAGATATCCGTAGCGATTAATGAAGTCGATTGACAGCTCGGGGTGCTGCTTCAGGTAATCTATAGAAGCCTGAGGCGCTTCCACTCGCTTGATACCGTTTTGCTGAACGTACTTACCAACCGCCTCATTACGCTTCTGGTTGAGCGTGTTCAGGATGACGCCAGCGTTGCGACGAAAGGACTCCTCGCTCTGCGAGTTCTGCAGCGAACCAACAGCCTGGTCGAGCTTTTTGCCCTCGGCATCAGAAAGTGCGCCCATGCCTCGCATGGCCTGAACCGCTGTCAGGTATGCTTGTGATTTAAAGGTATCAAGTCGTGCCTGAGTGTCTGCAGCCTGTGAGCCTGGAACGTTGGGGATTACTCCACGTAAGCCTGTAATGCTCTTAAGTGAAGGAGAACTAACGATATCGTTCAGAGTGAACATGCTGGTTGTGAGGGTGTTGATGCCGTCTTTGTAGCCATCATTTAGCGCTTGCTGCTTCTGCTGCAACTGCTGGTTGTTGGCTGCTATGCGGCTCTGTATTTCCTGGCGCTTCAGGTCGTTAGTTTCTGCTGATAGCATCCGGTCAAGGCGCTTATTTTCGTTGTTAATGCGGTTTGTTTCTGCGTCCAGATTAATGCGCTGCTGACCTAAATTCGCCTGGATATCTTGTCCGCGCATTGTGATTGCCTGATTCCGAGCGGCGGTTTGCGAATCCAGATCCTGACCGCGCATGGTAACCTGGCGACCCTGCATTTTATCCTGTAGGTCAAAGTATTTTTCGGGCCCGAGACTGTTCATCCCCAGGTGATCGACAAATTCGCCGAACTGCCGCGGGTTCTGTTGGTACATCTGAGCGACGTCATGAGGATTAACGCCAACACGAGCTAACTCACCGGCGTTGTTTTGCAGCCATGATTGCATTGCTTCTGGAGACGATGACGCAAGGCGTGCGCCAGCCGCTAAGGTGCCGATAGAATTACGCTGCTCTTCATCAATGAATCCCATGCCTTTACGAACGGATTCAATCTGGTCTGGATATTGAGTAGCCAACTGACGCAAAGCACCGCGATCACCAGACGCATAAGCATTAGCGTACGCCTGCTGAAATTCTTTCTGCCGCTGAGCCTGCTTTTCCTGCTGAAAAACACCCGCAATACCTGAAAGACCTTGCAAAGCAGTCAGCCCAACATTGTTAGCGCCTGAACGCTCAATATCATTGTTCTGCCTGATAAGCTGAAGCGTATTGCCGATGTCATTTACGCTCGGAGCGTTTGAGTTGACGCCGCCGATACCAGCCAACAATCCGCCGTTTGTTCCTTGCCAAGTAGCCATGATTACCCCTTAAAACAACGAGCCAAGCAATCCGATACCAGCACCAATACCAGCGCCCCAAGGCGTTGATGTTCCCAAAAGGCTGGCAAGAGCTGCGCTTTGCTGTGCAATGCTGCTCATGTTGTTGGCGTACGTCTGCCCGGCGTTTGCCTGACCTTGCAGCGCACCAAGCCCAACGTTTGCCAGATTGTTGTAATTGCTCATCTGATTTGATAACCAAGACTGACCGAGTGTCGGCGCGATCGTAGCCAGTTGATTGCTTGTGGCTGTCGAACCAAGTCCACCCGTCGCCTCCGCAGCAGCAAGACTCTGGTAACGCGCCTGCCCTGCAAGGTCTTTATACTGCTTAGAGTTGTAATACTGATTAAGTGCCTGCCCCTGACCTTCTAAACTGGAAAGGTTCTGAAGCTGGTTAACATACTGCTCCGCAAGAGGCGTGAACGGAGCAAGGTTTTTCATGATCGTCTGCCACTGCTGATTTTGCAGGTCTGCAGCATACTTCTGGGCTTCTGCTGCATACTTTGCGCTTTTATCAGAACTGCCACCTTTCCCGCCTTTTTCAGGGCAATAAGGTTCCTCGCCGCACAGTTTTCTGCCCAGCTTAAATGCATATAACATGGCTATCTCCCGTGATTCAGGAAGTCGATTAGTTCTTCGCGTGTGGCGCTGTAAAAAGTCACGTCATCCACGCCTTTGAAGTATTTCTTGATGGTTCCTACACGCTTAAGGCCAATCATTGCGCAGTACATCTGACCGTGTCGGAATTTGCGTGCAGCGAACGATGTTACGCACTGAACGGTGGTGTTAGTCAGAATGTATCGCCAGAACGCCAGCCCAATTTCCTTGCTGAAGCCGCGAATCTCTGGCAGGTACATGGCGTGGCAATCTAATGTCAGCGGCTGAATCTCCTGATAGTAAACAATGCCGCCAAACTGACCGTGCACGTTCACCTCAAAGTAACGGCATTCAGGTTTGTAGTCGTATCCATCACCGTTGTTGCTCCCGGCGATAATGTCAGGGTGATTTCCGACTGCTTCTATCAGGTCGATGTTTCGCGTTGGTTTGAATGTAATCATCACTGCTCCGCGATTATCTTGATGGTTGTGGCAAGAAAGCCGTCTTTATCCACGCTGAAGAACGTAGCTAACAGGATGTTGTCGGTTGTTGTCGCCGCATTACGACTGCTGACCAGTGTGTCAGGAACAGAGCCGGAAAAGGTTAGCTGCATTGACCTGTTGGCGGTTCCGCTGGGCCACGTGCCGACAATCGACAACTTGAAGAGCAGGGTTTTGTTCTCGTTGAACACAACCATCTTGTTGTTAACGGTGTCGAAGAATGGTGCCAACGAGCCGGATGACGGTGTGAGCGTTTTCAGCAGGCTAACAAGGTTGGTCGGCGCTGTCGGGATGGTTACAGATACACCAGAGTAAACAACCTCTGACTTCTTGCGTGTGGTTGCATACTCCAGAGCATCGATGCGCGTTTCATGGTCTGAAACCTGCGACTCCAGCGACTGAACTCTTGTGTCAAGCGACGAAATATCGCTTTCATTCTGAGCTATTCGTGTTTCATGGTCCTGAAGAGTTGATTCTGCCTGTCTGATTCGCTCCTCATGATTAACAAGCGTTGCTTCCGCAGCAGAAATTCGCTGCTCATGGTCAGCGAGAATCACATCCTGCTCATCGTTCCTGACCTGTGCATCATAAGCGCCCTGTCCGGCCTCGTTGGCTTTGTTAGCCACGTTACCAACATCAGTGCCCTGTGCGATAACGTAAAGCAGATACGACTGCGAGAAGATATTGCGTGGAAGGACTGATGTATCGAGCCGCGTAGCTTGGATGATTACCGGCACATTGAGATTCGAATCAGCCATTACTCAATCCTTATCTGAGCGCCAGACAGAGTGACAGGTGACTTCGTGATAACGCGCAATTTGAAGCCGACATTTTTCCTGATGCGCCCTACTCGCTTCCACAAAACACGCTTGTCGTAAACGAACGGTTCATTCTGCTCAATCATCTGCTCACGCCCGTAATTGATGCAGTCAGTGGTTGCAGAGAGAAAAAGGCGGTCGGCGTACTGCGCAACGCCAGTTGACGATTCAACCTCAAGGTCGAACACTCTGGCGTTATCCGCTTTGAAGAGTGGAGTAAACAGCAGGTGTTCCTGTTGCTTGTCGTACTGGCTGCTGATATCGAATTGCAGTTTCCCGGTAACAGATTCCAGCTTATCGCCGCACGTTATCTGATTGCCTTCGTAAACGAAGTCGATAGCGCGGTACACATCGTCATACAGACCTGTTTTCAGCACACACCATTGTGGGCCATTGGCGCTTGAAGATGCGTCGTACACGAGGACGTGACGCGGAAGGTGGATAATCAGCAACTCATGAGCATCAAATCGCAGCGATTCCATCACACCATCAGCCAGTTCATCAGCAGTGTAGGAGCGGAGGATTTTCTCAATGCTCGCGCTGGCAATTGGTGACACCTGACCGGAGTCGATGATATACACAGACGGCGCACCCGTTGCCGGATTGCTGATAAACGCATACGAATCAGCGAATGGCGTTTTGCAGTAAGTTCCGGCAATGCCTTTCTGCACCATCAGCGATGGTTGTGCAACATACAAAGCGGCACCAACGGTGGTTGCGCCAGTCAGGGAGAAATATTCAATAGTCGATGAACCAAAGCAGACGATGAAGTCTCGCCATGTCCCGATACCGATGATGCCGTCAGGCTGAGACTCGGCACGATATTGTGCGCTGTAACGGTCAGGATGAGATTCGTCTTCAAGGTCAGTGATAAACCATGAATCAGTTCCGTCTTTTGACCACGCATAACGCCCACGTAAGCGCGTAATGTCGCGAACTGAACCTAACTCATACTGAGTGAATCCACTGTCTGTAGGCCAGTTTGAGACGGTTTTGACCGTGCCATCATAGCGATACTCGACCAGTTGACCATTAACGCCTACCGCCTGTGATGTCCGACCATGCGCCATTGATACACGACCACTTCCGGCAACATCACCGACTTCACTTTCTCCTTTGTACAGCTTGCCGCCACACACGCGATAAACAGCATTCTGCGCCATGTTGTACTCGACGCCGCGAGATACACCGTTCACGTCAGAACGTTTGGCAATGCCCGGGAATGAGCGAAGATATCCGCTGCTGTTCAGGATTTCTTTGGGTGTAGCCAGCATATTCACTGGCAGATAGTCGATATAGTCGGCGTTTCGGAAGTCTTTGCCGACACCTTTCATAAGCGGAAGTTGCTGAATAGGCATTATTCGCTCCCGTTATCGCAAGGTTCCTTTCGGTGGAAGTAATTCCAACCATTCCACTTCGCCAACTGGTTACCACTACCAACAGGCATACGGTTTGGATAACCGGACTTACATTTAGCTGCTTTTGCCCTGTCCATTGCAGACAGTTTGACGAGTCGCTCTTTCCCGTATCTGGCAGTGGTTATAAGTTTTGCAGACGCTTCCAGCGCATAATCTGGAGCAATTCGGCAGGCAAGGTTGAAAATGACGGCATTGATAGCGTTATTTGATAAACCGTGCTCATCGCCCGGATCCGGAGCAACATCTGCATCAGCAAAAATGTAGCCAACGTTGATACCAGGTGACGCATCACCGCCAAGCCATTCAGCCATCATCATTTCAAGGTCGTTGACGCCGTCTTCCATAGACTGCGGTTCGACATCGGTTAACGTGGCATTTGATGCAACACCGAGCTTACGTAATGCCGCAAGAACTAAATCACCCTTCGTTGTCAGGTTCATCTGCTGCCGCCTTAGGTTTTCGACCAGGCTTTTTACACTGTTTTTCTTCTGGCTCTGCAACATCCTTCAAAAGGTCATCAGGATGTGAAAACCAGCCAGCATCCAGATATTCCTGAAGCTCTTCGGCTTTCACGATTTCAAAGTCGTAGCCAACGCCTTTCCACTTCTTCATGTCGCCATGACGAAAGATCATGTGTGTCATGCTTGTCTCCAGATAAAAACGGGAGCCGAAGCTCCCTCTGGTTATCACGCGGTCTGGTTAGGCAGACCAACACCAATTGCCTCTGGTCGTACAGCACATGCTGAATACCACACAGCAATACGGCACTTACCAGACAGAGTGTTGATATCACCCTGCGTTGCGAAGATGCCGTTAACACCAATACCTGGAATGCTGAAGGAAGACGTTTTCATGCCAGCAAACAGTTCATGGGTTACCGGGATCGGCTGAGACAGCAGGCGGATTGAGTCATCAGCCCAGAACACGTTAGCGGTGGTTGTTGCCACGTTCAGAACGTTTACCGGAGTGGTATCAGCAAGAGAGGTGTTTACGTTAGCGTAAGCCTTCTCTTCTTTTGTCAGTGACGCGTCATCCAGCGCAATCGGCTTCGGCGTGATTTCGATGTGAGTACCATCGATCACACGGGTGATTGAGAAAGTCGCGTCATCAGTCAGCACATTCTTCGCCATCTGAGACAGGAACTTCACACCAATGAAGCTGATTTTGTCGCCGCGCTTAAATCCGGTGGTGGAGGATACGGTCACCGTTGCAACACGGTTGTCGACGTTCTCTTTGTTACCATCGGTATCAAGGGTGTATGCCTGCGGCTTAAACTTCTGCGCACCAGAAACAGTTACACCAGTCGCGGTTGACTTGGTAACTGCCGGAAGTTTCGGTGAGCGAAGAATTTCATCAAAGCCAGCAATCTGACGCTGAATAGTACCGTTTCGATATGCTTCTTCAGGAACGCGCCCGAAGATGTCACCATCTACCAGGTTGCGGCCTGCTTTGCGGTAATCGTCAGGGTTCAGGAAGTAACTGATGCCCATGTCGCGGTTTAGCTCACGGGAGAACATCAGTCGCTCTGCATCAGACACAAAATCCCAGCCAGGCAGGCCAGTCGATGGACCAATTGCGCGGGTATCGTGAACAACAAGCGAGCCCATTTCAGTTGCCTGTTTGGCAATCGCTGACTCAATGTTATTCGCCAGTTTTTTGGCGGATGCCTGGATGCGGCGACGGTAAGAACGCTCATCACGCAGGTCATCTGCACGAAGCTCGAAGAAATCGTTATCCGGATCGCCCATGTTGCACTTCACGGAGAGTTCCAGAATCCCGGTTGCGTTGCCAGTTAAATCCCAGCCAGTCTGGGTTGGCGCTTCCTGCTCAACAGGCATCCATGAAGTGGCACACTGAATTTGGCCACCTGAACAGAGGTGATATGCTCACCTCAGAACAACACAGGTGCTCCAATGAAAAAAAGAAATTTTAGCGCAGAGTTTAAACGCGAATCCGCTCAACTGGTTGTTGACCAGAAATACACGGTGGCAGATGCCGCCAAAGCTATGGATGTTGGCCTTTCCACAATGACAAGATGGGTCAAACAACTGCGTGATGAGCGTCAGGGCAAAACACCAAAAGCCTCCCCCATTACCCCGGAACAAATTGAAATCCGTGAGCTCAGGAAAAAGCTACAACGCATTGAAATGGAGAATGAAATATTAAAAAAGGCTACCGCGCTCTTGATGTCAGACTCCCTGAACAGTTCTCGATAATCGGGAAACTCAGAGCGCATTATCCTGTGGTCACACTCTGCCATGTGTTCGGGGTTCATCGCAGCAGCTACAGATACTGGAAAAACCGTCCTGAAAAACCAGACGGCAGACGGGCTGTATTACGCAGTCAGGTACTTGAGCTACATGGCATCAGCCACGGTTCGGCCGGAGCAAGAAGCATCGCCACAATGGCAACCCGGAGAGGCTACCAGATGGGACGCTGGCTTGCTGGCAGGCTCATGAAAGAGCTGGGGCTGGTCAGCTGTCAGCAGCCGACTCACCGGTATAAACGTGGTGGTCATGAACATGTTGCTATCCCTAACTACCTTGAAAGGCAGTTCGCCGTGACCGAGCCAAATCAGGTGTGGTGCGGTGATGTGACCTATATCTGGACGGGTAAGCGCTGGGCGTACCTCGCCGTTGTTCTCGACCTGTTCGCAAGAAAACCAGTGGGCTGGGCCATGTCGTTCTCGCCGGACAGCAGGCTCACCATGAAAGCGCTGGAAATGGCATGGGAAACCCGTGGTAAGCCCGGCGGGGTGATGTTCCACAGCGATCAGGGCAGTCATTATACGAGCAGGCAGTTCCGGCAGTTATTGTGGCGATACCAGATCAGACAGAGTATGAGCCGGCGCGGAAACTGCTGGGATAACAGCCCAATGGAACGCTTCTTCAGGAGTCTGAAGAACGAATGGATGCCGGTGGTGGGTTACGTAAGCTTCAGCGAGGCAGCTCACGCCATAACGGACTATATCGTTGGATATTACAGTGCACTAAGACCGCACGAATATAACGGTGGGTTACCCCCAAACGAATCGGAAAATCGATACTGGAAAAACTCTAACTCGGTGGCCAGTTTTTGTTGACCACTTCATTGCGGCTCTTCAGTCTCCGCTGCATACTGTCCAGGTGAGCGCGGGTGATGGCATAACAGAGGAAAGAAAATGTCACTCTTCCGCAGAGGTGAAATATGGTACGCCAGTTTCACATTGCCGAACGGTAAAAGATTTAAACAGTCTCTTGGAACAAAGGACAAAAGGCAGGCGACAGAACTCCATGACAAGCTAAAGGCTGAAGCATGGCGGGTCAGCAAACTTGGTGAAATACCTGATATAACGTTCGAGGAAGCGTGTGTCAGGTGGCTTGAAGAGAAAGCACATAAAAAATCACTGGACGATGACAAAAGCCGGATCGGATTCTGGCTTCAACATTTCGCAGGAATACAACTAAGAGACATTACTGAATCAAAAATTTATTCAGCAATGCAGAAAATGACGAACCGGCGTCATGAGGAAAACTGGAAACTCAGGGCAGAATCATGCAGAAAAAAAGGGAAACCTGTTCCAGAATACACGCCAAAACCAGCGTCCGTTGCAACGAAGGCTACGCATCTTTCATTTATAAAGGCCCTACTAAGAGCCGCAGAGCGTGAATGGAAAATGCTGGATAAGGCACCAATTATTAAAGTGCCTCAACCAAAGAATAAACGGATCCGCTGGCTGGAGCCCCATGAAGCACAAAGGCTGATTGATGAATGTCCGGAGCCATTAAAGTCTGTTGTTGAATTTGCACTGGCAACAGGCTTAAGACGCTCGAACATCATCAACCTTGAATGGCAACAAATAGATATGCAGCGCCGGGTGGCATGGATAAACCCGGAAGTGAGGTAGCCTGAGTTTAACGGACACTCCTTCCTGAAATAGAATGGCATCAGAAGGAGCTAATAATGAGCAGAAAAACCCGACGTTACTCTAAAGAGTTCAAAGCCGAAGCTGTCAGAACGGTTCTTGAAAATCAACTTTCGATCAGTGAAGACGCTTCCCGATTATTCCTTCCTGAAGGCACTTTAGGACAATGGGTTACCGCCGCCAGAAAAGGGCTCGGTACTCCTGGTTCCCGCACGGTGGCTGAACTGGAATCTGAAATTCTGCAACTGCGTAAGGCGTTAAATGAAGCTCGCCTTGAGCGAGATATATTAAAAAAAGCAACAGCGTATTTTGCACAGGAGTCGCTGAAAAATACGCGTTAATCGAACAATGGCGACAACAATTTCCCATTGAAGCGATGTGTCAGGTATTTGGTGTATCCAGGAGCGGTTATTACAACTGGGTACAGCATGAACCCTCAGACAGAAAACAAAGTGATGAGCGACTAAAACTGGAGATTAAGGTGGCACATATCCGCACTCGCGAAACATATGGAACCCGGCGGCTCCAGACGGAGCTGGCAGAGAATGGCATCATCGTTGGTCGTGACCGACTGGCACGTCTTCGTAAGGAGCTAAGGCTACGCTGTAAGCAGAAACGCAAGTTCAGAGCGACTACGAACCCGAACCACAATCTGCCAGTTGCGCCAAATCTGCTGAACCAGACGTTCGCTCCTACAGCACCAAATCAGGTCTGGGTGGCGGACCTGACGTATGTTGCCACACAGGAGGGATGGTTGTACCTCGCTGGCATCAAAGATGTTTATACGTGTGAAATTGTCGGCTACGCCATGGGAGAGCGCATGACAAAAGAGCTGACAGGTAAAGCCCTGTTTATGGCGCTCAGGAGCCAGCGCCCACCTGCCGGGCTAATCCACCACTCTGATCGAGGTTCACAGTACTGCGCATACGATTACCGGGTCATACAGGAGCAGTTTGGTCTGAAAACATCAATGTCGCGTAAAGGTAACTGTTACGACAACGCTCCGATGGAAAGCTTCTGGGGAACGCTGAAAAATGAGAGCCTGAGCCACTATCGTTTTAATAACCGGGATGAAGCCGGTAATGCTGCCAACTTACTGATTTAGTGTATGATGGTGATTTTAAGGTGCTTGCGTGGCTTCCATTTCCATCAGATGTCCTTCCTGCTCCGCTACTGAAGGCGTGGTGCGTAACGGCAAAAGCACTGCCGGACATCAGCGCTATCTCTGCTCTCATTGCCGTAAAACATGGCAACTACAGTTCACTTACACCGCCTCTCAGCCCGGTACGCACCAGAAAATCATTGATATGGCCATGAATGGCGTCGGATGTCGCGCCAGCGCACGCATTATGGGCGTTGGCCTCAACACGGTTTTACGTCACTTAAAAAACTCAGGCCGCAGTCGGTAACCTCGCGCATACAACCGGGCAGTGATGTGATTGTCTGCGCTGAAATGGACGAACATTGGGGCTACGTCGGTGCTAAATCACGTCAGCGCTGGCTGTTTTACGCGTATGACAGGATACGGAGGACGGTTGTGGCGCACGTCTTCGGGGAACGCACTCTGGCCACACTGGAGCGTCTTCTGAGCCTGCTGTCGGCCTTTGAGGTCGTGGTATGGATGACGGATGGCTGACCGCTGTATGAATCACGCCTGAAGGGAAAGCTGCACGTTATCAGCAAGCGTTACACTCAGCGCATTGAGCGACATAATCTGAATCTGAGACAACATCTGGCAAGGCTGGGACGGAAGTCACTGTCGTTCTCAAAATCGGTGGAGCTGCATGACAAGGTCATCGGGCATTATCTGAACATAAAACACTATCAGTAAGTTGGAGTCATTACCGATGAAGCCATCTCAGTAATACGGGAATACATTGAGATTTTCTACAATCGTCAGCGTCGTCACTCTCGTCTGGGGAATATCTCCCCGGCAGCCTTCAGGGAAAAATATCATCAGATGGCTGCTTAAAAAAGAACAAATGGTAGTGTCCGCTATTGCCAGTACACCTCAAAGAGAGTAAATCAAACCGCGCAATTGGCGTTGCGCTGAATGATACTGCATGTCGCGTATTGAAAAAACAAATCGGAAATCATCACCGTTGGGTATTTGTGTACAAGGAAAGCTGTACCAAACCAGACGGAACGAAAGCGCCAACAGTAAGGAAGATGCGGTATGACGCAAACACAGCCTGGAAAGCGGCGCTGAGACGGGCTGGTATTGATGATTTCAGATTTCACGACTTGAGACACACCTGGGCAAGTTGGCTGGTTCAAGCCGGAGTCCCGTTATCAGTGTTACAGGAAATGGGAGGCTGGGAGTCTATCGAAATGGTTCGTCGATATGCTCACCTCGCACCTAATCACCTTACCGAACACGCACGGCAAATAGACTTGATTCTGAACCCATCGGTCCCAAATTTGTCCCAGTCAAGAAATAAGGAAGGTACTAATGATGTGTAACTTATTGATTTAAATGGTGCCGATAATAGCAGTCGAACCTACGACCTTCGCATTACGAATCTGTAGCACCAATCATAACTATCTGTTTTAGCAAGCATTAACCGCATTCACTAAGCTATAGTTGATGACACAAACAGAAAGTTGATGCATGATGTTGCCATATATATGTCACAAATACGGCACAACGATCTTCAAACATATAGCCACACATTCACAGAAGAGCACAAAGCCTTGCAATCCAGTGCAAAGCTTGGTGTGTCTCCGTTTTGTTTCATCAGTTACACATAACTATATGATCATTAACTAAAAGTCAGTATACTTGGAGAAATTTTAATTGCGTAATAGAGCATGCATATGATTGAAATTAACAGTTTATTATTAATAACATCCGTGATATTGATGTCGTTATTAGCTGTGGGGTTATTTGATAAAATTTCCCCAATAAATCTTGTTGAGCACGGCAGGAATAATCAAATAGATGGAATGCGGGGGTTCTTAGCAATTTTCGTGCTTATTCATCACGCAGCAATTTGGAATGGATACTTGTCATCTGGAGTATGGGAAGCACCTTCATCAAATCTGTTAGCAAATTTAGGCCAAGTTGGTGTGTCATTCTTTTTTATGATTACTGGTTATCTGTTCTTTTCAAAGATTATCTCTGGAGATCAGGACTGGACAAGGCTTTATGTATCAAGATTACTACGATTAACCCCAATGTTCATAGTTAGCCTATGTCTCATTTTTATCATTGTAGGTTTTAAGTCTGGATGGAGAATGCAGGTATCCACAGAAGAGCTTTTTGTGTCAATAATGAAGTGGTTGCCATTCACTGCGCTAGGTATGCCGAACATTAATGACGTAAAAGATTCATTTACTATCAATGCCGCTGTAACATGGACACTTGTATATGAATGGTTCTTTTATTTTTCTCTTCCGGTAATTTCCGCGCTCATAAAAAGAAAAGTCAGTATTTACATGGTTATGATTAGCGCAATATCGCTATTTGTTTTCATTTTATTTTTCAGTAAAATACACATAGCATCATTTCTTTTTGGGCTCCTGGCATTTTTGCTAAATAAATCAAAGATAGTCAATGGAATTGCCAAAGCAAAAGTAACACCAATTATAATAACTGCGATAATGGTTTTTGAAATGACGTATTTCAAAACAACTTACGCACCGCTACCACTGATTCTTTGTGGAATAACATTTATCATTATCGCATCAGGTTGTGATTTGTATGGAATATTAAGATTAAATATAACCAGAAAGCTAGGAGAAACTACCTACAGCGTTTACCTTCTGCATGGGATATTCCTTTATTGCCTAATGACGTGGATTATTCCTAATAATTACACTGAAAATACATTTATCATACTGGTAAGCACAACTGCATTTCTTATTACGTTCACATCATGCCTAACTTTTAAATTAATAGAGACGCCATTCATCAAATTAACAAAACAAACCACAACTTTAGTAAAAGAATTAATACCCACATTAACAAACAACAATCAATAAACAATAAACATAAGCCGCCCTACATATATGTCCAAATGGGGCGGCGAATGTATTTATATTAGTCTGGTAATGCTAAATGCAAACGAACTGGAGATTCCTGCCCCGCTAAGCGTATTGCGCAGGGTCACCCTAAATGTATCTACGCCAATATAAGTAACATCACAACTAACTGAATCAGGCGCAGATATAGGTGTTATCTGCACAATATAACCGCTAGCAACTGCTGCGAGCGGATGAGAAAAGCTAACATCATACACACCTGTAGAAACCACGTTAACCGATGAAACACCAGTAGCAACGTCGATACTACCATTGGCGTTAATTTTTCCCGAGCGTGTGACTGACAATGCAGAAGCCGATGTTACCTTACTGGTTGTTTCTGTAAAAACACACCCAATGTCAACTACCTCGCAATTAGCTCCTGTTATCCAGTATGGTCGTTCTGCACTTGGCTGATAATCCCCTGCGCTCTGGAACGTTGTGCCGTTGAGTATGACTGTAACTTTTCCCCCACCTGAGCTTGTTACTTGAATATTCGTGTGCGTGTATCTTGCACTGCTCACGCGATGAAAATTTCCACCGTTTATAACCACAGTTACAGGGCGCGTCCCAGTATTATCTATAGCAAGGTCTGCCCCCCCGGCATTAGCCTCAAAGTATGGGTTGTTTAATACCAAAGCGCACGAACCGTTAAGGCCATTTATAGCTAATTGCGCACCACCTGTACTGGAATCCCCCTGAGTACCATTTCCTTCACAAGTTGAGGTGTACTGGCAATAGCGGACACTACCATTTGTTCTTTTTTAAGCAGCCATCTGATGATATTTTTCCCTGAAGGCTGCCGGGGAGATATTCCCCAGACGAGAGTGACGACGCTGACGATTGTAGAAAATCTCAATGTATTCCCGTATTACTGAGATGGCTTCATCCCGGTTATTAAAACGATAGTGGCTCAGGCTCTCATTTTTCAGCGTTCCCCAGAAGCTTTCCATCGGAGCGTTGTCGTAACAGTTACCTTTACGCGACATTGATGTTTTCAGACCAAACTGCTCCTGTATGACCCGGTAATCGTATGCGCAGTACTGTGAACCTCGATCAGAGTGGTGGATTAGCCCGGCAGGTGGGCGCTGGCTCCTGAGCGCCATAAACAGGGCTTTACCTGTCAGCTCTTTTGTCATGCGCTCTCCCATGGCGTAGCCGACAATTTCGCACGTATAAACATCTTTGATGCCAGCGAGGTACAACCATCCCTCCTGTGTGGCAACATACGTCAGGTCCGCCACCCAGACCTGATTTGGTGCTGTAGGAGCGAACGTCTGGTTCAGCAGATTTGGCGCAACTGGCAGATTGTGGTTCGGGTTCGTAGTCGCTCTGAACTTGCGTTTCTGCTTACAGCGTAGCCTCAGCTCCTTACGAAGACGTGCCAGTCGGTCACGACCAACGATGATGCCATTCTCTGCCAGCTCCGTCTGGAGCCGCCGGGTTCCATATGTTTCGCGAGTGCGGATATGTGCCACCTTAATCTCCGGTTTTAGCCGCTCATCACTTTGTTTTCTGTCTGAGGGTTCATGCTGTACCCAGTTGTAATAACCGCTCCTGGATACACCAAATACCTGACACAT